ATCAAGTGAAGTTGTAAATGGAGACATAATTAGCATAGATGCTTCACGTTCTAACTTAATCTACGATAACTCTTCAACTGTACAACCATACTCTATAGGTTGTTATCTTATGTTTTATGCTAATTAAGATAGAAATGTAAATATTTAGAATTATTTCTTTCTACAATTATACCTGATTTTGAGCCATCAGCTATAACACCATATGCATAATAGTTGTCATTCCATCCTGCCCAAATTCCGGCGTTCACAACCTCACCTGAGTTTATACCAACTGCTCCTGTTGTTATACCAATAGCCGTATTTGATTGAGATTTAAGACTTGTTATTCCATATTCTCTTGAACTGTCTGCAAAAACTAAAGATTTACCATTACCTTTACATAAACCGGTTAAGTACAATTCACGTGGTAATTTAAACCTTAATTTAATTACAATATATCATCAAGTAACAAGAAACAGAAAGTGGTTGAACTGTTGAGGAGTGGCCATAGATTGGGTTAAAACGGGAAGCGTCAAATTTAAGCTCACGGTCATATCCATCTGTGCTATTTCCTCCAACATTAGCTACTAAGCCTTGAGAATAACCATAAAAAGCACCGCTTGCGTTTGTAATAGCATATGGATAACTCACGTTTTCAATATTGCCAAACTGTGTAGTGCCTGCTATATTCGGCAATCCAGCTTCTATTAAATTTCCTAGATTATTTCTTGAACAAAAATAGTAATTATTTCGTGGCAATTTAAACCTTGACTTTTTAATTAATATATATCATTAAATAACATTGAATGGATAAAGGTTGAACATGTTCAGAATTACCATAAAGTAAAGAAGAACGAGAAGCATCAAAAGCAACATTTGGAGCATCTGTTCCACCAATTCCTGCAGTTTGTCCTGCTTGTTCAATATGATAAAATGCTCCTGCACCACTAGATCTAGCTACACAAGGTCCAAAAGAGCCAGTAATATTTGGCAATCCTTCTTCTATAATATTATTAAGCGTATTCCTAACACTGCAGAAATAGTAATTATTTCGTGGCAATTTAAACCTTGAATTTTGGGTATCAAGTAAGTAATACCAAGCAACACCAGTTTCTGTAAAAATATTAGCAATTGTTTCTGCTTGATCTGCTAAACAAACTTTATGACCATCAGTTGCACGATAGAATGTAATTGTATATGAGCCGATAGTTTCAGTTTCTTGTGTACCACCTGCTTGATCTGCTACTAAGTGATTGTAAGCATTAGGATAATTTGTAGATGTACACCATGCATTAGCGTCTGCATTAACCCAATTTGGATTGCTCAAAATATAATCAGTATATTTAAAATCAAATAGACACCATGGACTTACTTGTGATTCACCATCATCTGTAATATAACAAATCCATTCTGGATGAGTATGTTCAATATCTTGTGCAGTATACTGAGCAAGAGTACCAACCCAATTATATACAGCAGTATTACCACTAGCATTTTTATTAATTAAACCAATAGATTGAACTGCATCATTAGCATTATAACTTGTTGTAACATCATCTAAAACCACTGTAGATGCAATACCAGCTACGATCGTATTACCGCGTCTAATTGTCATTGAAAAATATCCCTTAAAAACTGATTAAAATTTTAATACGTTATTGATTAGAACTAGAATTTTACAAAAATTGTTGATGTGTAATATATAGTTGAAATCAGTCTAATTCAATAAAATTTATCTAATATATAGAAAAATTTAATGAAATATATCAATTTATGAAATTTTTATAAGTATCTAGAAAGAATAAGATTATAAAATTTTTAGTAAAAACAAGTGTTTAATGTATAACAGTATGTCTTATTAGTAGAAAATCATTTAAAAAGTTTTATTTTACAAAATACGTTATAAGTATTTGATTTTATTTGATAAAATTGAGTTTTTAAAGTGGTACGAAAAAGGAAGGTTTAAATTACCACGTGAATATTATAGTAGCAAATATGTTATTGGTAATGGTATGTCTTTAGGATTAACAAATGGAACAAATAATTATGGATTAACTGCTGGTAATGGATATAACTATCCTGATGGCATATTTAGAAATAATGCATATGGACAAAACCAAAGCACAACGATAACACAAACCGATACAGGAACAGGAATTTTAGGCGTAACAACAGACCCAGCAAAATCAGGTATCACAGTCAATAAAGATACTTCTAAGTATTTATTTTTCTTTGTTAATTGATATAAAACATTAAGTAACAGCTTACGGATAAAGGTTGTACCGTATCAGAATTGCCATAGATTGAATTACATACCGAAGCTCTAAACTTCACCCAATCTATAGTACTTGAACTATTTGTACCTTGAAAATTTTCTGTTGTCCTTTGGTCTATAGTAAAAGCACCATTTGGATTCCAACCAAAGTCGTTTGTTCTTATATTTCCTTCAATATTCGGCAACCCCGCTTCAACCAAATTTCCTATGTCATTTCTACTACAGAAATAATAATTGTTTCTAGGCAATTTAAACCTTGCTTTTTTGGCTTTACTTTTTATTATTTTTATGGTTCTATATATATGTATTGAGTTTTTTATTTGATTTTTAAAGTCCTGTATTACTCAATATATGATTGCAAAACTGGCAGAATTGGAAATTTTCTAGTTCTGCCTTTTTTATTTATTTAAGTTCTATATATATGCAATCATTAATTTTAATATTATAATAAAAATACAGGATATAAGATATGACTAAAAAACATTTTTTAACAAATGATGAATTAAAAGCTATAATTTCTAAAGAGGAATTATATGAGCTTTATATTACTCAAAACAAAAGTAGAAAATATATAATGGATAAATACTCATTGACTGTTAGAGTGTTAACAGAGTTATTAAAATTATATAATATAAAGAAGCTTAATATTACAACAGACAACATATCCAAAGAGATTTTATATAATGCTTACATAGTTGATAATTTATCAGTTAAAGAAATATGCAAAAAATATAAACTGTCTGAACATTTTATTCGTCATAAGATTTATTTTTATAAAATAAAAAACCAAAATCATTAGTAGTAGAACATAGTAAAAAGTATAAAAATATTGATCGAGATTACTTATATGATTTATATATTATTAAAAATTTATCAGCAGCTGAAATTGCTAGATTAATCGGTTTATCACAAACACATACAATGAGATTGTTAAAAAGATTTGGATTTGAGAAAACACCAGAACAATTTAAAGAAATGCAAATTCGGGTTACTAATGAAAGATATGGTAGACGTACTGAAGAACAAAGACAGCATAAAGTTGAAGCATTAAAAAATTGGTGGGCTAATAAAACTCCAGAACAAAAAGAAAAAGACATGCGTGGATTTATGAGAGTAAATTATAATCGTACTTCAGAACATCAAGCAAAATTAGTTGCTTCTTTTAAAAGATCTAGAGCTAATGAAACTCCTGAACATAAAGCTGAAAGAATTAGAAAAGTCAGTGAAGGTACTAAAAAAGCTATGGCCAGTATGCCTGAAGAAAAGAAAAGAGAAATAGTTAATAAACGGGAAGAAGCTTTAAAAAGAAACGGTACTTTTCGTTCTTCAATGCCAGAATTCATTGCTGGCTTATTATTAAAAAATAAATTTACGGAAATAAATTGTCAGTATAAGTCAAAAGAATATCCTTACAAATGTGATTTTTATATTCCAGAAATAAATACTTGGATTGAATATCAAGGTAATCCAGGACACGGTAAAGAACCTTTCGATAAAACAAATTCTGAGCATATAAAAATTGTTAGTAAATGGAAAGAATTAGCTAATAAAAGAGAAAAAGAACTTCAAAGAAAAAGTAAATATTCTCAATTTATTTATGTTTGGACAGATTTAGATGTTAAAAAACGTAAAATAGCCAAAGAAAATAATTTGAATTATTTGGAATTTTTTAATATGGATCAATTTTTGAAATGGTATAAAACGCAAAGTGGAACCCTATTATTAGAATATAAAAGTTCTATACAATAAACATGTTTTATTTAATTTAAATTAATTTAGGATCCTAATTATGGCTGAAAAACAATTACTCATTGAGTCTTGCGATTTTTCTTTTTCTATAAAAGAAAGTAATGAATTAAAAGAATCATTAAGATTATCCGCTGGTAAAAATGATACATTAATAGTTAAGAATGTTCCTTCTACAATATGTAATTACAGAAATCAAAATTCCAGAGTATATCCTACAGCATTAATGCAGAAGGCTATAGAAGAGGCAAGACCTAAGATGGAAAGGCGCGAATTAAATTCTCAGGCCTGTGAACATCCAGAACAAAGTCTAGTTACCCCTACTAATGTTAGCCATACTATTATAAATGCCTATATTAAAAATACTGAAGTGGAAGTAGATGGCAAAAAAGAAAGACATGATGTTTTGTTTACAGATTGGTTAGTACTTCCAACCAGAGATGGTACAACATTGATGACTCTTTTGAAAAATGGAATTTCTGTTCCTGTTTCAATTAGAGGTTTGGGCTCTTGTGATGCTAATGGAAATGTAGAAGAATATGAATTTTTAGGCGTTGATTGTGTAGCTAATGCTTCATCAAAAGTTCATACTACTATGTATGTTAGTGAGTCTGTGTCTGTCTCTGCTGCACCTTTGACTGAGACCTTCGTCGTGTCTGCATCTGCCACAAATGTGGTCCGTGATCTCGATCAAGCCTTGGTTCTTGCAAATGATATAGAAAATGCCGAATTTGGTACGGTAAAGAAAACGTCGACAAAGTTAGATTCTGAAGTTGATCCTAAGACCGGTGCTGAAACAACAATGGTAACATTAGAGACTGAGACAGAAGATGAAGTGTCAGATATTGACCAAGCTCTTGCTATGGCTAAACAAGCAATGTTAAATGGCCGTGCAGATATTGATTCTGTGACAATTGAAAATGTGAAAGAAGAACAACCAAAAGAATCTGCCGAAAAGAGTGACGCCCCAGTTTTAAATGAGGATGATGATGAAGACGATGATGACACTGAGCGCTATGAAGTATGTGGTTGGTGTGGTGAAAAATTGCCATTGTCTGATTTAAAGAAAGAAAGAGATTTTGGTTATTTATGTAATCATTGTGCTAGAGGTCTTCAATCTCGTGAAGGTCCACTTAATTTTGAAGATGAATATGTACCTGAATCTGTTATGGATGAAGCCGGTGTTGATAAGTTAATGGATGAAATTCGTAGTATTATGTACAATGAAGGTTTGTCTCTTGAACAAGCTTGTCGTAAATATTGTGAATATCATGAAAATATTCCATATGAATACGTATTAGAATACATGAGAACAAATCCTATAGCAGATGTACAAGGTGAATCAATCACAGAAGCTACAGATAGTGAGAGAGCTAATAGATGTCATAATATAGCAGAAATGTTACATAATGTTATTTATGGTAATTATACATCTAAAGAAGAAAAAGATTTGGCTAAACAATATAGAGATAATTATGTTAAAGCTATTCATAATTTAGATATATCAAATGAAGAATTAGATCCATACTTAAAAAAATTAGAATCTGATGTTTATAATACTTTTATAAATCCGGCCGTTAAAAAATTTAAGAAGGTTATAGGTGAAGCAAAAGAGGAAAAGAAAGATTCTAATGATGGTAAGCAATTCGTTTTGAAGACAAATCAAGGTTTTGTTGCTATGGATGGTAATGCTATTAAATTCGTAGACAAACCACATGATGCTATTCATTTTGTTAAAGGCAAAGAAGAGTCTGGTGTAATTCATTTGTCAGGTATTAATAAAATCCTTGATACAATGGGTATTTATGATGTAGAAAAATATTATAAAAAAGGTACAACAGATATTTCTGCAAAAGATGACGTAAATATACAAGTTGCAAATGCTACTGAAGAAAAGCCAGTAAAAGAATGTGGAAATAATACACCTATGACTGAAGATAATGGTTCAAATACGCGTTATTCTGCACACGTTTCTATTATGACTGATTCCGGTACTACTGAAGAAGATATTCCTGTTTCTGCTGTTGAAATGGAAGGTATTAACAAAGAAGTAGCTAATCTATATGATATGAAAGCTCAGAAAGGTCAACCACAAATTACCGTTACAGATACAACAACCGGTGAACAATTAATGTTTAATCCAGAAACACATATGGTTGAACCAATGGAAATACAGCAAGAGTCTGCAGGTGAATTAAAGCAAGACGGTAATAAAGTTTCTATGGAAATAGATGATAACAATACTGTTGAAAAAGAGTTCGAAAATCCTGCACAAGCTTCTGTTGTTAAAGCTGGGTTAGAACAAGGTAAATTAGGCGGTGATGTTTTAATAAGTGAAGACAATGATAGACCTCACTACGAAGATGTAAAACCTGGTTGGTATGCAGGAGCTGAGGGTGTAGGAGTTACTGGTCCTTATGAATCTAAGGAAGCTTTACTTGCCGATTTAGGTGATGTTGCAGAAAAAATTGACATCGAGTATATTTCAGCTGAAGATTTGGGATTAGCTGCTGAATCTACAAAAATGGATGAGGTTATATTTAATGAACCAGGTGAAGCGAGTGATCCAGAAATTAAAAAACCTATGACTGATGCTATCGAACAAGATATTATGATTAGTGTTGATAATATAGATTGGGATAATGATGATTTAGTTAATAATTTTATGAGTAATATGCAACCTGACGATCCTGTTTCTTTTGGAGACATAGAAAGTAAAATCAATGATTTACCTAATCATATAGACGTTAAGATGAGCAAAGAAGAATTACCAGAGGATGTAACTTTAGATTCACTTAAAGAATTAGTTAAAGAAAAAATTGCTAAAGAATATGCCATGAAAGTCAATGATTTAGCAATTACTGAATTAAATTCAATAAATTAACCTGTTCTAATTTATAGTGAATTAAAAACACTACTTTTATTAAATCTAGATTTTATGAGGAAATTATAACAATGACTAGAGACGAATTTGTTCGTATGTTAAAAGAGTCTGAGAACATTACTAATGCTGATCAGACTGTAAAAAACATCGAAACTAAAGAAGTTCACGATGTTAAACCGGCCGAAGGAATTACTCACATGGATTCTGAATTGCCGACACAAGCCGCTATCGAGAAAGAAGTAAATAAAGACGAAGGTCCGATTGTTCCTGCTGATAAAGATGGCGTTTCTAAAAACGGTGGTGACAGTG